GGTTAGTAATAGCTTTAAATCCCATTTCCGATGGGTCTTTATCTTCTAAATCTACTAAATATACTTCCTTACCTTCATTCATTAACTGTTCACAAAACTTGACAGCATCATTTTGAGCGTCCTTATCTAAAGCTATATATATTTTTTGCACCTGTGAGGTAACAATTTTTTTCATTAATTCTCTCTGGATGTGTTTACCTAAAAGCGGGATAGCATTTCGCTTTATAGCCAAAGCATCAAACATACCTTCAACCAAAATTAAAGGAGACGACCAGTTTATAAACAGCTCAAATGGAACTGTATCCTTACTCATTGGAGGATTTTTATATTTTACTGGGGAGTGGGGATTGTAGTTACGGGCCACAAAGTAATTTAGCGATCCTTCGTGGGAATACGACGGTATAATAATCATATAATCGTAGACACCGCCATCGCAATAACCAATATTGTAACGCATTATATCCGCTTTACTTACGCCACGTTTTTTTAGGTAAGCTAGCGCTTGTCTACCTTTAATATCTGATTTGGTTAATTCAAGTAGGGGTTTAAATTCTTTAGGTAAATCAATTGATTGAACTACTTTAGTATTATCTCTATAATCTTTATAAGAGACATGCTTTTTCACCTCAGCGATTTTATCTTCTGAGGCGTTTGCTTGTTTTAATAAAGTAACTAGATTAGTTCCCTTTTTATTACAAACCCAACAATGCCAAGGATTCTTTTGACCATCAGTAAAATTAACCTCTAATTTAGGTTTATGATGATGGCAAAACGGGCAGTGATATGCCTGGTTTCCTCTAGCAGTGGATTTGCCTGCTCCTAGTACGGAGTTTACTATATTAACTAATAAATGGTTTACCATATGGAGGTAAATGTAATAACCTATTTTTATATATCAAAGTCTTTTCTATAGAACTTTCCGAGTATATTATCATTAAAATATTCTTCTGGTTTTTCTAGCACCTGGTATAGGAATAGTGATTTTGTTTCTTCATAAGTTAATAACTTCTTTGAAGGGGAGCACGCTAGTATTTCACGTTTAAAATTTTCTTTTGGTTCTGTTTTAAGTAATTCTAACAATTCTTTATTAGAACCCCAATACGTTTTCCAATCTGATTCTTTGACTATTTGCTTGTATGTAGGTTTACGTCCTGATTGTCCTTCGTATACTGCTAAATCTTTTTTTGTTAATTTAGCTTTACGAGTAAACTGAAGTACTTTTTTACCTATGTAAGCTTTACCTGAGGGTATGTGAGTGATTCTATATGTGAATCCAAAAGTTAAGGGAGGGAAATCCTCAATTGAGGTCATTACCTCGCCTTTATAATACCAATCCATAAATTATCGGTCTAAGTTAATATAGAAGGTAGTGTCTGTTGTCCTTGAAAGTGGGTAAGGTTGTGACAATTTTCCAACAGCTAATAAATTTTGATATTCATCATATAAACCTACTGTTGTTACGTAAGGTTGGAAAAAACTACCTGTTACAAAATCATATACAGTTCCATCTGTAGAGCCTGAAATGATTGTTGGGTTTTGAGAAAAATTAAATTCGCTTTCTCTTATTGTTGCTTTATATTGTGTTTCGAATATCTTATATGAACTAGAGAATGAACAAGTTACATCCGTAGCTAGGGTAATGTCGTTCATGTTTAAAGGATCAATAGCACTAATATTGGTTATAGTAATAATACCGTGTTGATATATAATATTCCCGGCTACACCACCATTTACTGTTCCACTAGCTATAATATTACCTTCTCCATCATCAGTAAAAGTAACACTATTAGTATTATCTTCCCAAATAAAAGATTCAGGTTGAACATAATCCCCAAATAAACGAGAAGGAATAGAAAATACTGCTATTTCAACATCAGAACCAGTTGGAAAATATCTAGATTGAGTAAGTGAGGTTTGAAGATAATTATAATATCTACCTTGTGAACTTGAAGATCCTATAAGAACATTCCCAGCTTCATTTTCACCTAAAAATACACTAGCAGTATAAGGTGAACCACCAATTTCTGAAGTTAGATAGTTTGAATAATATAATTCTTTAATTGAATTATAAAGTAAATTTCTTCGAATACCATTAAATGATCCTAATTGAGTTTCAGGATCACTATTTCTTCCTTCATAGGTCCAGATTTGAACATCAGGATCACCAAAGGAAGAAGAATAGAAAGTAAAACCCTTGTTAACCTCAAATGGGGTAACAATTACATCAGATGCTAAAAATTGTTTGTATGCGCTCATTCATTTTAGAAATCTAGCTTAACTCTAACAAGAGCTTCTTTAGTAAAGTCTTTTAATAATGGTTTTGATAATTTAGCTACTGCTAATAATTCACTGTTATCATTATATAATCCTACAGTTGTAATATATACCTGTGGGTTATTAATAAAATCATCATAGATAACTTCACCAGTTGAACCTGAAATAAATGATGGGTTTTCGGAGTAGTTGAATTCTGAACTTCTAGGTCTTACAAATATAAAATCCGAAGTAATAGTTTCTTGTGAATTAGCTGTAAATGAGCCCCCATCTACAATAGCATCATATAAAGTAGCATTATTATCATCAGTATTACTAATTGCTGAATTTCTAGCAGGGGTAAGACTAATTTCTGAACTTAATGCTTGAGGGTTTAAAATATAAGTAGCAATATCTGGTAAGAACCATCCGTAAGATCCTGAATTGGCTGAGTAACCGTTAGCATTAGTTTCATTAATAGTTCCGGCTGAACCTGATACTAATTGGAATACTCTACCAGCATCATTAAATTCTACAGTTGTTACAGCGGTTGAATTATCAGTAAGGTATCTAATACCACCTGAACCTGAGATTACTAAAGTAGTAGAGCCAGGGAATAATGATTCTTTATATCTATTTCTATCAACTGAAATTACCCAGATATCTGAGCCTGTAATCCCACCAAATGAAAAATTTGAATTTTCGTCACCTAATACTAAAGATCGGTATTGACCCCAAATCGTTGCTGAGGGTGATTTACCATTAACAGCATCATCGTAATTTTGACTACCTGAGCCGTTTAAGTTACCATAAGTAATTGCAAATTGGATATCTTCATAAGCTGATGATGAGTATACGTTTAAGTAATAATTACCTGAACTTCCAGCAGCTTGGGTAGATGAAGTAATAAATGTATTAATAGTAGGAAGGTTCCCAACCCATAAACCAGCTGTAATGCTATCAGCTGATACTACAAAATCGTCTGTTTCTAATGCTTTAAATGACATAATTAAGATACTTTAGTAACGGTTACTGGAACTTGAATACGTGCACCTGAATCTCTACCTACAATAGTTAAAGTACAGTTTAATTGGGAATTATTACCAAATAATGTATTAACAGTAGTAGCTCTTAGGTTAATAGTAGTACCAACAACTGTTTTAGATACGTTTGTACCTAATGTTGTAGTAGCGTTAAGAGCAGTAGCATCTGCTGTGTTAATACCTACACCTTCAAATGTTGACATTGTTCTAACATCCGAAATAGTAGCTGTATAACCAGAAGTTTCTGATTGGTTACCACCTAAGTAGTTAAGAGTTTGAGGAGTAATAGCTAATGAAGCACCTTGTTTAATTACAATAGCGTTGTAACCCACATCAAGAATAGGCATTCTAGCAGTACCACGTGGTAAAGTAGTAAGCTTATACTTCATGATTTGAGTTTCTTGAGGAAACGCTTCTAATAACGGCATGTTTTGTAACGCCTGTCCATAATAAGCTGAACCAGAAGGGTGAGTTGGATTATATAATGTATAATCGATCTCGTCGTCTGCTAATGCAAACTGTGTGATTCTAAACGAACCATCGTTTTGAGCTAGTAATTGTCTACCCTTAGTTGTAAGAATAGCATCTACTGTTACTACTGAATTATTTAAGTATCCCATTGTTTAAATACGTATTTTGTTATAAATATATGTTATTTTTAAAGTTTAGCAAATTATCTTTTAAATTAATTGATCTGTTCTTAGTTTTTCTAATATAGTATCAAGATTATTTTCAACTCTTCTAGAAAGATATTGTGGTTTTAATACACCCGGAGAAGTTCCACCTGCTGTTTTGTCTACTTCTAATATAATACTAGCAGGATCATCTACGTATCTTCTAAGTAAGAACCAGTTCATAGCTTCATTTACACTACTAGATCCAGATATAGCAAGTTCTCTATCTAAAACTAAATGGAGTGGGTCACCATTAGCAGGAGTATTATCTAATTCTACAATTTTATAAGTTTGAGTTTCAGTTCCTTGGAATCTAATTTCATCACCTACTTCAACTATAAAATCATTTGTAATATTAAAGAATCCACTACCTGTAATATCTTGTTGTTTTTGACCATATACAGACATTAAAGCGTTAGGTTTAATTTTTCTATTAGTATAGGGTGCAGGAGCTCCACCAACTAATTGCCAGTAATTACCTGAACCTGCACCAGGACCTACAGCACCTAATCCTGGGGGTGGTGTTTGGATTACCTTAAAGAACGAGGCGTTTGAAAGCGCAGGTGCTCCACCTTGACTATAATCTACAGTAGTCATTCGAAGTTGTATGCTATCTGAAGTATCTACATCACTATCAGTATATGATAAGAATACAGCACTAGAATTAGACCAATCTACTGTAACATTATTTCCTACTAAACTTCCATTTTTATACCATTGGAAAGTTGCAGATGCCCATCCATCTCTACCATTTCCTGTATCCTGATCTGGGACTAATTTAGCTTTAAATTCTAAAGTTACTCCTACACCATTTGGAGAGATAGTTTGGGGTGAATATATAGCATCTGAGGTAAAAGTTCCTAAACTACCTAAATATTGTTCAAAATCAAATTCTGTAGCTACATTATCAGTAGTAAATGTTTGGGAACCATCTGCAAATGCTGTTAATCTGTAGTCACCTATAGCAGCATCTTCTTGTTGGTCACCTTGAACAAATGTTAAAGAGCCTGTATAACCCCCTGTATTGGTGGAAGAAATACTTGCGGTTTGAGAATAACAAATAGGAGCAATTGTTTTACCACTTTTAAAAATTGTATGGTTACCTATTAAATTAGAGAATGCTGCTGTAGCTCCAGTTGAATCATCAAATGCTAAAGTAGCGATTTTACCTTCTGTAAAGTTTTGTTCAACTATACCTTGGTTAATACCTTGAGAATCTGCGATAGGTTTAATAACAGTACCATTTTCATCTATAAAGAATCGAACATTAACCCCACTACGATCTTCTAAACCATTACCCCATTCAGGTGAAGTACCACCTACCCAGTTAAAGTAAGCAAAATATGCTTGGGTTGCATCAATAGATGCATTAGTTACACTGTATTCGGTTGTAGTACCATTTTTAGAGCCTTCGTAACGTGGGATAATACTTCTACGAGCAAAATAGTTATAATCCTGGATTGGGGCTTTAACTGCACTTTCTGAGATAATAGCATTAAAATTTACAGGTGTAATTGATCCTTGAGAATAATCTAAATCATAGTATATTACAGAAGGAGTAATTTCTGTAGCATTATTTAAAATAGCATTATCATCTGAATAGGCAAAGTTTGGTATTAATATAAAGGGATCAATTTCAATTGTTTGGTTTGTAAGAGTTAAACCTACTATCGTACCCCAATCATTAGCTGTTCGTAAAGCTACTTCTTCAAATTCAATATACCATACTGTTTGAGATGTTATACTTACTGAAGATATAGTAGCTGTTATGGTTTTATTATAATTTGTAGATACTGGAGGGAATGTATTTGTGGTATTTCTATACCTTAATGGGAAAGTTATGGTATCACCTGCTCCTAAATTTTCTAAAGCAGTTGAAATATCTAAATTATCTAATGTAATTTCATTAATGTAAGCCCCAGTAGCATATACTGTTCTTTGACCTTTAGAATCTACTGATCCTACTCTTCCAGTCCAAGTAATACCACCTTCTACTGGTAAGGTTAAAGGTCCTGAAATAGGCCAAGAAAGAGAACTAGATATATCATATTGGATAAGTGTAGTATCAGCGTATTTACTAGTATTTTCAGGATTTAACTCACCATTTGTAACTGTGTGTTCAGAACCACTAAATTCACCATTTATAAATTCAGGAACATCACTTTGAGTAAACGCTACATCTCCTAAAGGAGTAATATTAAACCCACTCCAACTTTGAGTTACATTAACTGCTCCTGGGTAAGTAAATTCTGTATAGTTTGTATCTTCTATAAATACAGGTAAACCACCACCATCTGAACCTGTAATAGTTTCGATTGGAAAAGATTGATATTCAGTTGAAGCCTGGTAGTATCTAGCATCTTCATCATCTACTCTAGGAATAGAACCAATACTACCAGTATATTCTGGTTGGGTCCATTCAGCTTGAGGTGTGGGGTATTTTTGTCTTTCTAAAAGGTGTTGTTTAATAACAATACCAGAAGCAATACCTGTTCTTGCAGGTACAAAATCCTTAACCATTTTGAATAAGGAATTATCAAAGAATTTGATAAGTCTTATGTAATCATAAACATCATAATTTGATGAATATTTGTCAAAATATTGTTGAGATAATTCAACTAAAGAAGGATAAGTATTAGCACTAGAAGATACTAATCTAGGATCACCTATATA